ATTACGTCAAATAGTCCGTAACCATTTCTATATACCGTGCCTGGATTGATTTGTTTAGATCCCGCATTTACTCCAGATGGGGTTGCGTTTGCTGCGTTTAAGTATGCTTCATTAAATTCTGGTGCAGCGTATTTTGTTAAATTACGAGTTGTTCTGCGACGAAAGTTTTGATCAAGTCCAACATAGTCTTTTAAAACATCCCAAGTTTTATTAAATGGGTCATGTGATTTAAAAATGTTGTCTTCTTTTTCTTCTGTATTAAGACTTGCACGGATATACTGTTCGTCACTCATCCATTGCCCCTCTTCCATGCTTTTCTAATGTCTGTTGTGCTGCATGCCAAGCACCTAAGTCATTCATTGAAGGAATCAGTCCTTCTTTTAATCTTGCTTTTTGTTCGGAATACTCTTCTTCGCTAACCTGAGTTAGCCCTGGAACAAAGACCGCCTTACCAAGTCCATCATCTCCGTGATGCATTGCAACCTTTTTTAACTCTGCAATTTTTGAAATGTCTCCACGGTCGGACGGTATATTTAGAACTGAACCTTCTTCGTCTGTAAACCATTTACCAGCAGATGTCTTATATACGTAAAGACCCCAGTCATAGTGCTTGTCTATTACCTGACGACGGACATTTTTAACATAAGGCTTACCAGTTTTTGGGTTAATCAAGGATTCCATAACCATAAGTATATCAGACTATACTGGTGTAGAGACGTTAGTTGACCACTCTGTGCCTGCATATATATTTAGTTTTTCAGGTTGGTAAACCAGTCCTTCTCCGTCATCAACAATTATTTTATTTGTGCCTATGTATGTCTTATAAATATCTGAGGGATTAATTCCATAGAACTCTGATGATCCTATTACTAACATTCCATCCCATGTAAAGTTACTGGACCAAAACTGCCAATCATTTGTTGTAATTCCGTCTGTTAACACCTGGAACCAAGTTCTTAGAGTTCTGCTTTCAACCTCTAATAGGCTGTTTGCCTGATAGTATGCAATGTTATTAAATAATACTGGCCCCGTTAAATTTATGCTTCCAAGATATGAATTATAGACAAGAGAGGTTAAAAATGCTACACCTATTGAGGACCATTCTTTAAGAGATAAGACGGGCTCTCTTACCAGACTACCATTTAAATAAAATCCAACACCATTATAAGGAACACCGTTTTGATTCAAAACAAATATTCTGCCTCTGTCTAGGTCAGCGCTGTTTGCCTGTAGATAAAACTTAAGGGTTCCGCCTTTATGGTTAATTTCAAAAATCTCTGTTGCGGTTGTTGGAAATGTGTCCTGATCATACCTTAACCACAACTGCATAGCGCTTACTTTGTAGTCTGTTGCCAACTCTTTGTTAATTGGAAGATTTAATCCACGATTTTCTAGAATATTTATTTCACCACGGACTTCAATTCCAGATGTTTTTGTTAAATATAAGTATGGGGTGCTTTCTTTATATATGCTAAAAGGATTTTTAGATTTGTAATCAAAATAAATTCCGTTCTTTTTATATGGAAATAAATCTACTCCAAATCTTGTTCCTACTGGATTAAAGGAGTTATCATTAAATGCTTGAGAAGCCAACTGTAACTTGTTTAATAAAATTGGCTTAGTCAAAACTCCACGACTGTTAAATTCAAGACTGTAGACGATTGCAAATTTATTAAAGTCTATAGTTTTAATTGGGTAAATCAATGTATTGTTTAAAATTTCAAATCTTGTTGTTTCCCAGTTTTCGTAGTTATTTAAATCAAGGACTTTGTGTTCGTTTGGTGGCTCTTCATTAGCAAAAGAAATGGGGGTGTTTGCACCATCAGCAACATACTGAAATGTTGCATAACTTTTTATTTGTGCACCATCTGTATTATAGTACGAAGAGGATGTTCCAGACTCTTGCTGTAGAGTGGTTGTTGTTGGATATCCTAAATTAAATTGTAAAAAATCTATTTCATAAAATTCTTCATTATTGCTATTTTTTACAAATTGAGCAAAGTAAGAAAGAGGCAGGTAGTCTTGCCAGTACCCTGCAACGCCTATGTCTAAGAAATATTTTTCATATGCCTCTGAAGGAAGGACTGTGTAACTGGCTGTGTGATCAATTAACTGCTGCCCCTTGTCTAATTCAATAAAACCGTTTGTGTCAATATAGTTTGTTATTTTTGTAGAATTTAGAGTTGTGCCTAATCCAATAGAATAAAGTCTTCCTGTAAAGGTGTAGTCTCCAGAGTTATCCCCACACACATACATTTTTAGAGAACTTTGATTTCCAAAAAAAGAACTCATGTTGTTGCCAAATTTTTCTGATAATGTTTTTATATTAAATCCAACTGCAAAAAGACTGTTAGCCGTTATTGCGGTAGAGGTAAATAGCAGTTGCGTAGTTCCATTATAGGTTAAAGAATATTTAATTAAATTTCCGTCTTTAAGAATTGTAAAATAATTATTGTTTAATGGGTTATATATTTTAAACAATATCTCATCTGATGCTAAGTTGTTAGAACTAAATACTCCGTAACAACTTTCAACTTCGCTTGACAATAGGTTAAATTTTGAAAAATTAATATATGACTCAACAGAGTTCCAAGTATTATTAGGCCTAAAGGACAAAAACTTATCAGCAATTACAGGGCCAGACTCGTTATCTTGTGCGTTTTTATTATCATCATATAATTCTTGCAATGTTTTAGTACCCAAAAATATTTCTGGTAAAGAATATTCTGGTGTTCTTAAACTTGTTTGAGTAGTTGCTAAGTTATCAAAACTTCCTTGATCCCAACCAGCAAAATCTGGATAATTATAGTTAGCAGTGTAATTTGCAAATGGATAATCTATAAAAGCGGTTGTTCCTCCATATGATGAGTTTATTCCTTCTGCAGAAACAACTCCTTGTCCATAAACCCACCTGCGTTTTGCAACTGTAACTGGAACTTGATAAGAATATACAGCAACACAGTCAATTTCAAAAGGATACACAGTATTGCTTGCATAGAATCCTACCCAGTCTTGACTATCTCCTATATTATCAAGTTCTGCTGGAAGAATTAAATTAGCAGTATCCAAAGATAATGATAAAACTTGTTCACCATTAACCAACAAAGATGCAGAATCTTTAATTAAACGAATATGAATAAGCATTGGTCTAAACCACTCACCAACAAAGTGTGATGCAAACTGATCACCAATGACTAATGTTAAAAATCCATCTTCAACATACAGGCCATCTTCTGATGCTATTGGTCCAAATATTTTAAATGGTGTAGATGTGTTTACTGCTATTCTTGCCCAGAACTCAATTGTATAATCGTTATACTGTCCTTTTTTATTTAAAAATCCCTTACCTGGAAGTATTAAAGATGCGTCAGTGTTTAGTTCTAATTTGGTTACTCCGCTTGCCCCATAAACCAAAGGAATTCCTGCATTTTTGCATTTTAATCCGCCTTCGGTAATGTAATATCCAGAGTCTTCTGCAACCCCATATGCTTCTGCTTTTACTGCATCATAACCTCCATAGATACTTACTGTTGATGGAACTGTAGTTTCTGTTATTCCATTTAGAGAGTATGTATTAAATTCTTCATTCCACTGCCCCAAAGTAATGCCATTAATATAAAACTCATTATCTGCTGATGTTCCTGAACCTTCAAAAATTTTAATCTTAAAAACAATTCTTAATTGTGCAGAAACATTTGGAATTTCAAAAGTCTCAGAAATAAATCCCCATTTTTGATAAAGTGTGCTAGTAAATGTTTTTAAATTTTGAACTATGGTTGATGTGGCTGGATCTGTATATTCATAACCGATAGAAACAGTTTGCAAATAAACACTATTTGAATAAAAATATGATCCAATAGTAAATGTTCCAAGGTCTGCAAGAGTATTAAAATTAAGTATGTTAGGGCTAATAATTGATGCTTCAAGTGTTTTTGATACGGGTACGTTAACTCTAACCCTGTTTAAATGACTATCTGGAAATGGCTCTGTTAGATCTTCAAAGGATGTTGCAAGAGCAGCATTTGTTGGTGTCCACAAATTTGCAAGATTACGTCGTGCTTCAGAAATTAAACTTTTATAGTCAACCGTATCGTCTAATGCCCACAAAACTAGCGGATGCTCAGAATATACTTTTTCTGCATATAAATTTGATGGGGTAGACATATTTCTCCTATCCCCTTATTATAGCAGGATGAAGACTAATATAGTTTGATTTCGCAAGCGTCTGTTGAGCAATACTTTTCAGACTCTGCATCAAGATTATCCTTGCCATCATAAATAGCAGACCAATCAATTTTACCAATTTTACCAACATAAGAGTTATACTCT